GAAAGGTCGCTAACATCGGTCGTGGCAATCGTTCTGTAGGCCGTTGCCGCTGTAAGCGCGGCGGTTGGAGTGAATGTAATAGTCTTTTGATCTGCACTTTGAGTGAGCGCACCAGCAACCCCAGCACCTGTGACATCCGCAACCATAAAGAAGTTGCCAGCTGTGACAGAAGCGGGTAGGATAGCTTCGGAGAAGAGCCATGCGTAAGTTGTGCCGACTGCTACCAAGGTAGCGTTATTAAGTGGCGTTACGCTCGTGAGGGTAGGAGGCGTGGTGTCTGCTGTGGCTTCGACCGCGGTAAACCAAGTTGCGCCAACAGCAGCATTGATATCTTCATCGCCTTGCCTAATCCATGCATCGTCAAATGTTCTCTTTACAAACGTTCCCTTAAGTTTAGGATTTTGAGGTTTAGGTTTATCAGTTTTAGTCTCAGCGTCAATCTCTAATGTTTCAAACTTTCCCTTAAGGAGCCATTCATAGCGATATTTGCCATTCATTTTAATCGATTTATATCCGATCGCTACGAAGGGAGCCAAGTCGGTTGACTTTTTGGTAATTATGCCATTTACGAGGGTATGCCCTAGGAGGTCAGCTTGAACGGCAAAAGGCACGTCTTGAACGTCAAATTCAGCCGTTGTTTCGGCCACCCATACCCCCATGTCGCTGACCCCATCGTCTGCCCATTGTAGGGCTGTCGTTGTCTTCGGAACAATCTTGGCCAATATCGCCTCTGCTAGATTTTTCGGTGCCGAATAAGCTACTCCGTTCACATCGTCTTGTGTTAAAATTGCATATGCTAGATTTTTTAAGCCAATTTGTGGACTATTTCCCACTTTAATGATACCTCCTTATAGATTACTGAAATATGGAAAAGCGAATCGTTTCATGAAAGATGAACGTGTCATACTCATAGGTTCCGCGCCTGAAGGTGCGAACAAATCCTGCCGCCTGCATGAGTGTTTCGGCTTGGTCCGCCAGGGCTTCGCAGTTTGTCCCAGACCAGACATCAACCTGAATGTAGTGACCCGTGACGGTCTCCCCATCGTCTGACCAGGCTTCGCCCTGGCGATTGTAAACAAAAAAGGTGATATAGGTTGCCGCTGTACCGGAGTATTTTTCGCTTGCTAACGGCACTGCAAGAGGCGTTAGGGCATTAACAATTAGGGCATTAATCAAAGTCCTAACGCCTCCTTAATTTTTTTACTGATGATCTCTTGTGCTTCCTTAAATTTGTGTTCACCAGCAGGCTGAACGAATGGGTAAGCTTGCATCTTCGACGTACCGAATTCCAAAAACTTAGCCCGCCAACTGGTTTTCTTCCCCGGCCCAATCTCGATATACCTGATTCCGTCTTTCGTTTTGACCTTCGAGATCTCGATATTATCTCGAATGTGGACTTCGTTGGCCGAGCTAACGCGAACAAGCCCACGCATTTCTTCGGCCACTGGTTCTGCTGCCGCCCTGAGTGCGTCTCCTTCAATTTTTCCAGCCTTGTCACTCATTGTTTGAAGCTTAGCCACGAGTTCGTCCATACCTGAAAGTTCAACATCAGCCACGTACAATCACCTTACTTATTAGCTGTAGTTCGATGTGGCGTCCTGCCGTGTCGTTGATGTTTAAAATCTGATAGATTAAATCTTCGAACACGATCTGCAAATCTGGCGTGATGTCTTTTTGGTACCGGACATGGAACGTGACATTGTCTTGGGATTGAACAGCGGCGGCGGCGTAATACTCACGCCCACCTAATGGCTCGTAGGACGCCCACACCGTCTTGAAATCTACCCATATCGTGGATTCGATTCCGTTTGCATCAATTGGAGGGGTTGAAATTATCATGTCCGGTAATAAGAAAGTTCCTATGGTAGTCTTTTTCTGAAGAGTTATTCGATGCCGGAGATCCTCAATATTGACGATCTGGACAAAGTTTCCCATATCCCTACCACCTCATCATCTGTACACGGTTTGGAGTCAATAGGGCATCCACGGAGTAATTCAACTCAGTCAGCCGTTTGGTTGCCATGGGCTCACGGTTTTCATACCACTGGCCGATCAGCAGGAGCATTGCCTGTTTGATACTGACGGGCATAAGATTCGCGGCAGAATAACCAGCGGTAAAATCGATGATCACCGCACCGGCTGGGTAAGGAATGAAGATCGGCCAATACCGATTGTAAGCGAGGACGATTCGACCCGGTTCACTGCTGTAATCAAAAAGAATCGTGTTCGGGTCAATGTCCGCGATCACCCCGAATGAGTTCCGATATTGAGCCTTAGTAACAAGTTGTAGTGGTGGCCTCGGAATCTCAATAAAGCTTCGATCGAACGGGAAGTATTGCATGATGTATTCCCAACTCTGAGTAGCCAGTGCTCGGCCAGTTACCGATTCGCAATATTCCCGAGCAGACGTGATGAGCGTTGAGATAAGCCCATCATCGTCCGCAATATCTACTCTTAAATAGGTTTTTGCTTCCGCTAAAGATACCGGTTCAGTTACAAGAGGTGTTTTGAGATTTAGGATTAACGACAAAGGAGTTCACCGTCCTTTACAACGTTATCCCTGCGTTTTTGATAGCTAAAATTATGGAGTTGATAGCCGTTCGGCCTTCAGCGTCGATTGTTGACCCCCCGACAGGAGCTGCAATGGCCGCCTGTTGTACTCCATTGATGGTAATTATGCCACCTTGTATATCTAGTTTGCTACCAACCACCCAAGTGTCTCCACCGTCAGTCTCGTAATTTTTACAGTTGTGAGTATTATCTGGCATGGCTTTCTCCTTTCAAAAAGAGGGGCCGTTAAGCCCCAATTATTACAGTTCAGCAGGGCTCACGGCGAGAGCGGATGCAATTACGCTAGGATCAATCGCGGTAGGCATTGCCCCAGTTTGGTACTGGATTGCGAAGATTGCGCCGATACCAACATTGGCTACGGTAGGGGTTAGGACGCAACGGATAAACCGTTTCTTTGGTCGATAAAGATCAACGAGCAGGGATTTCCCTGAATAAGCCGCTGCCGCGGTGTAACTTACAACAGCCCCGGCCATGTCTTTAGGTGCCGTAAAGGAGTTAACCAAATCCTCTTGCACTTTTAAGGTCGCGACTGACGTTATTAAGGCACCGGTAAGAGCTGCCACGAATACCACTCCGGCAAACCCCTGCATGTCCACGGCGGCAGAGGTTGTCGCCACAACTCCAGCAGCGACGGAATCGGATACTTGAGTTATTTTTACATTTTTGCTAAGGTTCATCTAATTTACCTCACTTTCGTTAATTCAAGGGGGGAAGGCAGGTTTAATCCTGCCTTATGCTAAGACAATTCGGGAATAAGCTTCTTCGAGGACTGGCATTCCGTCATTGGCCGCGCGTGCGATAAAGTCTACTTGGTTAGTACGGGCGTAGAGTTCAAACAAGGCTTGGATTTCCATGTCGAGTGAATCAGCGATCCAGTATTGAGATAGATCACCAAGTACACCAACATATTTACCAGCCGCGGAGAAGTCGTTAGGCGCGTATTCTGACATCAGGAAAGGAAGTCCTAAGAGACGATCAGGCTCACTGTCGATGATAGACTGTCTCCAAATATACTGACCATCACCATCTTTGATCTTGACGATCTGGCGCATAGCGTCGCGGTGGAAAATCCATTTTAAGTTGGTCCAATATTGTTGCTTGAGATTAAATTTCGCATCGATGAGCGAGTCTAGTTTCAGGACTAGTCCAACGTTCGGAACGTCCCGAGCCGTACTGATACCGAGGGGTGACGGGGTGAATAAGCCAAGTGCTTCCTCTGCGCCATTCCCTATCATAAACTCTTGTTCTTGCGTCTGCGCGAAGGCGTAGGCAAGTTCAGCACGTACGATTTGCTCAGGGTCAATAGCCGCATTTTGAAGTAAGGGCTTGCTGACAAGGATTTCAGCGGTCATCCATTTTGGCCGGAATTCGCGCTTGCCAAAGGCGAGTGTGGTATCCGGAGTAGGAGCGGCAAGTTCAGATCCACGTACGGCACGACTTGCGCGGGCGGTTCGTTTCGGGAATCCGAGGGATTGAGTACCGGCGATCGTAAACTTCCGTGCGTATTGACGGATGAAGAAGAAGTTGTCCAAGTCTTTAATCAACGTGGCAACAAGTTCTTCGGGAGCAACCAAGTAACCGGCTTGCGTCGCGTTGGTCATTTGTAAGTCGCGATACTCAGCGAAGTTCCCTGAACGCAGACCCTTAGTAAAGGATGTCCTGACCTCTGCTTTTTTTTCAGTTAAGGCGCGATCTTCCCCGCCTAGTTCGCCTTTGTTTTGATCTTCGAGTTTGCCTTGTCCGCGCTCAAGGTTAATTTGACGTTCCTCGCGCTCAATTTCCTTAGACAGTTTGTCAACATCGGTCATGGCGGCATTATAGGAGTTTTCTTCCTCAGCACTTAGGTCACGCTTTTCTTCCTCAGCCTTGTCGAGGAAGGCCCGCGCTTGGGAAATGACGGTGGCACGTTTTTGTTTGAGTTCTATGGTATTTTTCAATCGTATTCACTCCTTTTGTTTTTTTAGGTATAGAAAAAGCGCATCTTCATGCGCATATCCCCGTTTATATGGATTTTGTGGCTAAATCGAGTCGTTTTTTCATTAAATTGAGTCTAAAGTTAGGCTTT